TCCAAGGCTCTTGCAATTGATAACTATCGAGATATAAACGTCGATCACGATTGGTACGACTTCTCCCTTGATTATCACAAGGAAAGGCTCGAAAAAATAGGGTTTACCAATGCGGAGATTCACTTTTCGGGCTTTTGGTCACAAGGCGATGGCGCATGTTTCGACGCTCATATTGATATAATAACTATTCTTAATAACTGGCTTTTCACGGCCGATAATTATAGAGATGCAAGAAAATACCAAAGGTGGTTGATACTTGCGGAACATGGCTTGCTTGACAATGCTTTCAATATCGCAAAAAATAGTTATGGTTATCACTATTCACACGAAAGGACGCGATATATTGATATATATTTTGTGCCGGATTGCTTGTCGGATAGTGAAGCGCAGGAAGTAGCGGAAAGGCTTGAATCCATGCGGCTGGACCTTTCGCAGGAGATATATAAAAGCTTGGAAAGTGAATACGACTATCTCACAAGCGATGAAATAATTGCCGAAAGTTTGATTATCAATGAATATGAGTTTACAGAGGACGGAAAGATTTACTAGGCAAGCAAAAAAGCCCGGACCTGAACACTCCGGGTTTTTTTGCGTCCATCGATCAACCATAACAAAGGTAAAAACGCCCACAATTGCCGTACAAGCCGTTTAAATCACTTTCCCCTTACCGCCATACCAGAAAACACGGAAAACGCCTCACAAGCGAACCTAAGAAGAAATACGGGCATATCAGGTAAAAGGGAAGGGAAAACAAGGGAAGGTAAAACAAAAAAATGGAACAAAAAAGGCAAGAGCATAAAAGCCCTTGCCTATGAAGTGAATTGATAAAAAGAATCAATAAGGCATTATCCAGCGAAAGGAAGCGGAAAAAACAGGAAAAGCAAAAGAATCAGAAGGGGAACAAGCAAAGGAAAACAAAAGTATATCAGTATGGTGTATCATTTTTTAAACTCCCTATAGTAAAGGGTTAATTAGAACAGAGGATTAAAGCCCCTGTGAATGAATATGGCGCAATCAAGAGGCATACGCCATACAAACGCCCGTATAGCAAATTCCCGGTGTAGTATAGTCATGGTTCCTATATCCTTACTTTACTTCAAAACGGTTGTCCAGCCATGTATACTATCGCCCTGAACAGTAACAATGGTTGAACGTACCACCTTAGGGCGATACTTGAAACAATAGCGGATTGCATCCAGTTTAGCATAGCGTAAGGCTTCCTGGCGCGTCATAAAAAAGTTCGTGCGCATCTTCTTAACTCCATGTAAGAGGTATCGGATTGATAAACGGCATAAAACCGGAAACAATATATTCCTGATTTTCCAATTCGAACCGCCAGCTTAAGGCCGCAATTGCAAAGGTAAAGTGTAGTCTGGACATAATTACAACTCCTTACGGTTAATTGTTATGATCAAGTAAGAGCGTTCTAGCATTACTATATATACGCCGTCAAGCAATATTTTCATATTTCTGCAAGGTAACTGCAATTATATGAAAAGTGTAACAATATAGGGTGGTTAGGGGTGAGCAGGTTAAAAATATATTCCAGTAAGTGACAAGGGGAAGGGCGAAATATGGTAGTAAAAACAAGGGTTTATGGTATTGATTGGACCAATTCATACGAAAAAATCCCGTTTAGGTTTAGTCAATTGACCAATGCCGGACTTTAAAAATAGTCAATTGACTAAATTTAGTTGCATATGCAACAAATTTTCAGAATACGATCTGTTTCTCCTGACCAGGACAAACACAAAAACCCGCAAAATGAGTAATCACGCCAAGTCGGCCATTATCAGCCGCGCCCTGGCCGGGAAACAGGGCCGGTTTACGCCATTCTCAACGCCATTATCATTGAAAATGAGAACTATTATCAACGGCCCCCCCTGATTTCGATTATCAATATCACCCCCTCTCGCCAGCTAGTAGGGACATGTCCACACACCGTTCCAATTTTTTTCAAATATTAGGAATCCCTTTGAAGTCTTTCTTTCAATTCATTTCCTATATGTTGAAGTTATTTGGCTTTGGTTTTTTTATTATTATTATTAGGCTCTCTGGTTCCCTGCCTACTACTCTTTGTTATAACCCCAAACACCCACTTCAACACCACCCCTGATATGCCCGAATTTCTCCATATAAGCCTTTCTGGGGCATTTTAAACCGAAATAGGTAGCAGCATCCCATAGAAGGGGTAAAATGGATTCTAGGGTCTTTATTTACTAGTATATACGGCAACCCACACTTTAACCCTTGCTACCACTGGCTTTGTTTATGTTTGTTTGTTCATTCCGAATTATCTATATACAAATTCCAAATTCTAGAAAGCTGAAAATATCAAACCTCCCAAAACTCCCTATAGTAAAAATGAATTTTTTATTTTCTATTTTCGTTCAGATTTCCTTGTGGCTCTAGGGCTAATTCAGATTTTGATTTAGAATTTGAAAAAAGATTTTATCATTTTGGTTTGAATTTTTTTGAAAGAAAAAATATTGAAAAGTTAGGAATCCGTTGTGGCAGTAGGGCTAATTCAGATTTTTATCTAATTTCCATTTTTGCCTTTTTCAATTCGCCCATAGTGAAAGTGAATTTCTTGAAATGCGGAAAGTGTTGGGGCTGTAGGGCGTATTGGAAATTTGTTGTTTGGGAGTGAAAACCCCTTGACAAAGGAGCATTTAAGTGTTATGCTTCTTGTCTGATGGGGATATTTGAATTAACTTGAATAGGAGATAGGAATGAAGATTCTTGTTGCATGTGAAGAAAGTCAGGCAGTAACCAAAGAATTTAGAAAGCGCGGGCATGAGGTGTATTCTTGTGATATTGAACCATGTAGTGGCGGTCATCCTGAATGGCATATCCATGGAGATGTTATTCCTTTGCTTGGAAATAATTGGGATATGATAATTGCGTTTCCTCCTTGCACACATTTAGCTGTTAGCGGAGCCAGGTGGGTTCCTGAAAAAAGAGCAGATGGAAGGCAACAGGGGGCCATCGAGTTTTTCATGCAAATAGCGAACTGTGCGTGTGAGAAGATTGCCATCGAAAATCCAATAGGAATAATGTCAACGGAATGGCGCAAACCGGATCAGATTATTCAGCCTTGGCAATTTGGACATGGGGAGACAAAAGCAACGTGTCTGTGGCTGAAAGGCTTACCTAAACTTGTGCCGACAGATATTGTTTCTGGAAGAGAAGCGCGAATACACAAAATGCCCCCTTCTGCGGATAGGGCAAAGTTGAGGTCAAAAACATTTCCAGGAATTGCTGCGGCTATGGCAGAACAATGGGGCTAAAACAGAAAGGAGAATTTGAAATGTTAAATAGAATCAAGAAATTTGTTGTGGAGAAGGGAATTGACATGACGATTGTTTCTTTCATTTTGTTTTTGTTTTTGATTGCTGTTATTGACCTGATGTGAGGGGGGCTATAATTCAAAATGAAAACCAAGTATAGCATAAATATAGCAAAGGTAGATTGAGATGAACCTATTCGTGGCAAGTGATTGGCATTGTGAATTTGGAATGGACATTGAAACGCTGATTCCAAAAGATGATAATGCCTATGATGTTTTTGTGATGGCAGGAGACTTCACCACCTTTGCACACATGGAAGCCGACGTTTCAGAATTGTGCAGTCTGGTGAGCAAACCCATATTATATGTTCCCGGAAACCATGAGTTCTACGGAAGCTCGATTGAAAAGACAGAGAAACTTCTTGAATCTCTTGAATCAAAATATAAACACCTTCATGTGCTAAACAGAAAAACCATTCGCATTGATGAAATTGATTTTGCCGGATGCGTTGGTTGGATGGACATGAGCTTTGGTGGCTGGTTTCATCAGGTGCAGATCAGCGACTTCAAGCAAATTGAAAATTGGACCATTGAGAACTGCATTGCACACGGACTTGTGGACAGGCAGTTTCTCATGGGACTCAATGAACACAAAACAAACGTCATCATCACACATAATGGATGCACGGAAAAATCAATGGCAAGAAAATATGCGTCCTCTCCTTTGAACTCCTATTTCATCAATGATTATAGAAATATCATTGAGAGATGTAAACCAAAGACATGGATTCATGGACATACACATACGGCATTTGAATATCAGGTTGGCCGGAACACGCACGTTCATTGCAACCCCCTTGGATATGTGACCATGGGAGAAGAAAGTGGATATGACAAAAACAAAATAGTGGGAGTGTATAAATAGTGATGACTTTTCCAAAAGAAGGGATTAATGTTCTAAGTTTGTTTGATGGAATCAGTTGTGGTCAGGTGGCACTGGAACGAGCCGGAATCAAGGTGAATAAATACTTTGCCAGTGAAGTAGATAAACACGCCATAAAGGTTACGTATAAAAATTATCCTGACACGATTCAATTAGGAGATGTTAGAGAAATACAAGGAAAAGATTTGCCAAAGATTGATTTATTGATAGGCGGTTCTCCCTGTCAAGGATTCTCTTTTGCTGGAAAGCAGTTGAATTTTGACGATCCCCGAAGTCAGTTGTTTTTTGAATATGTCCGATTGAAAGAAGAATGTTGCCCTCGATGGTTCCTTCTTGAAAATGTTAACATGAAAAAGGAATGGTTGAAGGTAATAGATGAAAAATTAGGCGTTGTTGGAATTAAAATAAATAGTGCATTGGTATCTGCTCAAAATCGAGTTCGCTGGTATTGGTCAAATATTGATTTTGATATACCAGAAGACAAAGGAATACTCTTGAAAGATATAATCGGAAAATATGATGGCGTATATGTTGTACCAAGAGGAACTAATAAAGGAGGCATTAAGGAATATAAAGGCAAATCCCCTTGTATAACCACTTCTGCTTGGCAACATAATTTTTTTATAGTAAATACTGATGACGAATATGTGGATAGGGATAAATCGCACTGTATAGACGCTTCATATTTTAAAGGTGGTAATCTTAATCAATATTTCAATAAGTCGCGTAGACAATTGGTCTTTGATAAATATGGATGTTCTTTTAGAAAATTTTATGTTAAAGAGTGTGAAGCTCTGCAAACCTTACCTATTGGATACACAGAAGGTATTTCAGATTCACAGGCGTACAAGGCAATAGGAAACGGATGGACGGTAGATGTTGTTGCTCATATTTTTTCAAAACTAAAGGAAAAGTTAAATGCTAAAATGGATTGATGTAGAAGAAGAAAAACCCATTCATTCAGGTGAGTTGATTCTAGGCAAGGGTAGCATATCCAACTCCCTTGTGATGTGCTATTATAGAGAAACGGTGGATGTGTTTGTGAACGCCTTTGATAAAACACAAATGCTGTCTGTTAAAAAATATGTCTATATGAAAGATGTGTTTGATGAACTAAATGGGAATGAGAAGGGAGAATAAGCATGAAAATCTATTTACTGAATGGAGAAACTGGAACATATTCAGATAGAATGGAATGGAATTGTTGTGCATATAATAATAAAGAGGAAGCAGAAAAAATTCAAAAAGAGTTGACTGCCTTTGAAGATTGGCGGTGGCAGCGTAATCCTAATTGGAAACCATATACGGATGCGCCAAAATATCCAAATCGTGAAATAGATAAAATTCCTAAAGGAAAGCAGCATTTATCAAAGTATTATTTCGACGGTAAATTTTATACACGCGACAAATGTTATTTTGATGTTGTGGAAATAGAATTATATTAGTATTAAATATGTGTTTGATGAACTAAATGGGAATGAGAAGGAAGAATAAATATGTGGATGCGATTGGAACACGGTGATTGCTTGGAGAAGATGAAGGATATTGAAAGCGGCAGTATAGATATGGTTCTCGCTGATCCTCCCTATGGAACAACTGCATGTAAATGGGATACCTGTATTCCTTTTGGGCCGATGTGGAAAGAATTAAAACGGATAACAAGGAGAAATACCGCCATTGCTTTATTTGGAACAGAACCTTTTAGCAGTTTATTAAGAGTCTCAAATATAACTGAATATAAATATGATTGGATATGGGAGAAGTCTAAAGCCACTAATTTTTTAAATTCTAAAAAACAACCACTTAGAGCCAAGGAAAATATTTCTATTTTTTATATAAAACAACCCACATATAATCCACAAAAAACGGCAGGAAATTCCTACAATAAAGGTGTGCGAAAGCAACAAACAGAAAATGATGTATATGGTAAATACGCACAAGTAGAAGTTAAGTCCACAGGAGAGCGTTTACCTAGGGATGTTTTATATTATAAAACAGCGGAATCTGAAGGGAAGATTTTTCATAAGACACAAAAACCTGTATCCCTTATGGAGTATATGATTAAGACCTATACAAATGAGGGGGATACTGTTTTGGATTTCACTATGGGAAGCGGGACAACAGGAGTAGCCTGTAAAAATCTTAATAGAAACTTTATTGGAATTGAATTAGACAAGGATTATTTTGAAATTGCTAAAAAGAGGATTCAAGAAGCATGAAGAAAGATATAAAACAAATAGCCAAAAACTTCTCTGTAACCCTGCCGGATGATTTTGTTGAATCCCAAAATAGTATATTGGATAGCAAAAGAGAACTCCCCTTGCGGGATGTTCTTAAAAAGATTGCAGACACCATTCCTATTTGGGAATGTATTGAATTGAAAACAATATATATGGAGGGTGGATTAAGAAAAATCAAAACCAACACCCGCCTGATTGCCAAAGAACACCATAACAAAGAAACAGATTCCTACCATTGGGAACTTCTTGTTTCTGACTAAATCACAATGAAAGCAGAAAAGTTAATAGAAAAATACTTCTACCAACAAGAAGAGGATGATACTAATGAAAATCAACCTCAAATATGTTCTGTGAAATGGTGTACCAAAGAGGCGTACCAGAATGATTTATGTGAGTCCCATTATAACTACGCTAGAAATGGATTATATTTCAACACAGAACTTCAAGAGAAGAAGTATTTAAAAAAAGCAAAGTCAGGAAACAAAGGGAAAAAGAACTTCTGCTGCGTCAAGCATTGTTACAAAAGAACAACCAATCCAAATAACCCATATTGCAGACAACACACAAGACAGTTAAAGAAGTATGGTTATATTCTTCATCTAGGAGGCAGAAAGCCCTTTGTCACCAAACACACATTCTTTGTTAAATTACATTTTTATTCATTTCAAACAGCAAGTTGGAACTACATAGCCGTTGACAAGAAGGATATTTATAGAGTATCATGTCTTAAATTGTTATTTGTAGAAAGCACTAAGAGTTGTATTGTTGTAAATAATGATGGAACATATACCAATCTTAAACAATACATATATGGTGACGGAAAGAGTCTACCAATTATTCAGGCAAACGGAGATTGGCATGACTTCACAAGAAAGAATCTTATTCAGGTAAGCACAACTGAATATAAATTGTTTAATAAGAAAATAGGAAAATCCGGTATAAAGTGTATATTCCGAAATCCCTACACACAAAGATGGTATTTCTATTTACGATTAAAAGAGTCAGATATAAGAATATTTGAGAAGTTCAGAACAAAAAGAGAAGCAAAGAGATTCAGGGATAGAATTTTCATAACCCTATTCGGAAATAAATTTTTAAATCTAATAAGAAAGCAGGAACGAGAATATGGAAGAAATTGAGAAACCAGTCTGCGTGTGGTATAAGCGTCCTATTATTTTAGTATTATATATTGTATTATTTATCTGGTCCTGCTTTAGTTATTTTTATGAAACGGTAAGTATGCTTTTATTTGGGGATCTGTCTTTGCTTTCGGATTGTGTTGAATATGTAGATGAGGATGATCAGGATGAGTGATTTGGAAACAGAAAATAGAATGGTCCCTAAGCTGAAAACAACCGATTTACAAAATAATGATCTCGGTATTCTGTTTTGGGATGCAACACATAAATGTTTGGAAACCTGTCCAATTTATGGAGATTGCCCCTATGCAGGTATTTCCATGAAGTGCGATTTATGCTATCGTTTTCTAAATGAGGTAAAAAATGCAACAGTTGCTTCATTGGAAAAGAACAGGGCAAAGGAATATCAAAAGCACCTTCTAGGCACAGGAGTATTTGCTCTCTGGACACAGTGGCTTCAGTTGGAAATCATTCGCATATCTCTTGAGAATCCTGTTTATACAACACCAAAAGGCGAACCAAAGATTCACCCTGTATATAAGGCGCAGCGAGAAGTGTTTAGTTCCTTGAAGAATATGTATGAATCAGTGTTTGGAAAAGAAGCCGCACCTAATATTCTCGATGAAATGACAAGTGTAGATAGTTTGGCAGAAGCATTAAGAGAAGAATAATTTAACGTGAGGAAAAAGAAATGAGTAGGCGAGTGGAAATGTCAGAACTCACAGAAATCTATATGGACAAACTAGGCGAGAGTTTGTTGTCTGATGGGTTTCCAGATGAGTTGGTATTTGAAGATGAATCCGGCGAAGTTGTGAGATATGTATTGGATGATGAAGGATATGGTTCTTACGGGGGATTGAATTTTGAAGAAACAGATGACTTCTAAAGAATATGTTGAACAAAGAGAAAAAATAATTTCGCAATTTGAACGAAATGAAATAAAAGAAGACATATACCACAGAAAACTTCAGGCACTATACGCCAAGCGAATCCCGCTATATAGAAAGGGCGGGGATGGGTTTGTGCTGTGGGCAGAGGAGAATATTAAAGTGAACGCTTTTATTCCTGGAACATCCGTACAACGCCCCACCTACCTCGCAGATTTATCCAGAGAACCGGAACCTTCCACCGGAAAATCATGGTGGAGCTTCTGGTGTTGGCAGAAAGAGATATGCAGGGAAGCCTTAGTATTGGGGGATGACAACAGACTAAAGCATAACCTTGTTATATTTTGCACGGAGCGTGGTGAAGGTAAATCTTTCATGGCGGTTATGATCTTATTATGGAAGTTCACCGTATTTGCTAACCAAAGAATATTTCTTGCGGCAAACTCTAAAGAACAGTCGGGGTTTGCGCATCGGGAGGAAATGGATAAGATCATAAGAATTAGTCCAGTTATTCTTGCCCTGCTTGGGGGAGAAAAAAACATACTGTCTAAAGAATTAGCAATTTATGATAGTAAGGGCCTTAAAATTTCGTTCATTACTACCGTTTCTACATTTACAGGTGTACTTTCCAATGCGACGGGGTTTTCCTTCTCTGAATTTTTCCAAGCAAAGCCGGATGCTCCGTTTTTTAACCAAATTTATTCATCCATGCGCAACATGCCTAATGCGCTTGGGGTTATTGATTCCACTGTTTCAACAAGGGATCACAAATTATTTAAATTATATCAGCAAGTTCAAGAAGGGGTTAAAGGAAGTGAAAGCTGGTTCTTTTATTACAAGTGCAACCCCACCGCTGATGTAAACCTGTATAAATCTCCCGCGAACACCCAAAAACAACTGGATGCTTTCCAGGCGTCAACAGCGGCCAACCCAGTTGAATTTTCAATGTTCTTTAAGAATACCTGGGAGTCGGCCCAAGCGGGGCTATTTTCAGATATTGACATAGAGGCTACACATTATATTGGTGCAGACGGTAAAATAGGTAATCACGAACAAGTTATAAATAGATTAGAAATACTCAATAAGCATAAGAAAGATGAACAATATGTTGCGGATAAGGGGTTAAAGTTAAAGCAACGGCCCGAATTACAAGAATTTGACAAAAAGAGTTTAAATTCTTTTGATAAGTACGTCCCACAGTTAAATGAAGAGGAATTTACTATATCTGCGGAGGTTCTATCTAATTTATCTGATTTATTTGATACTGACTGGACAATTGGCGTTGGATTGGATAGAAGTGATCCTTTAGCTATGGCAAGTCGCTCTTCTGCCCAAACAGTCCTTACTTGCGTTGCTAAGGGTTTACCAGGAAGTAGGAGCAATCCATATTTATATTTAGATACCGGGAATGGAGAACTCTCTTCTCCTGAATACCTACATATTCAATGTGGATTGTATATTGCAAAAAGGTCTACTTCTGATGAGCTTCAACAGGTTATTGGGGATTGGCATGATGAGTTTAACGGGGTGGAATCTTTTGCATCAGATAGGTATGGTGTAAGTGATGTAGTTGGGTGGCTTGTTGCAGAGGGTATTGTTGATAAACCGGAAGTAGTACAATTCTCTACCCAAAAGCAACGAGAGGTTTTCGCTATGTTGTATAATGTTATTCACTATGGTAGATTTAAAAAACCCAGGATATATATACCGGGGGCTAAAGAAGTAGATATAGTGGTTGAACAATTGAAGGAGTTTAGTGTCTCATATAATGGTAGGACTGTTAAATACGGCTCGCCGCAGAAAAGCCGACTCAATGGCGTTCAGGACGATGCTGTAGATGCTTTGGCGATGTGTATTTATGGAATGAGACATTTAGGCATGGACCAATTCAAGGCTATAAAAGTTAAAGATTTCTTTGGGACCTACATTTCACCGAGCAGGTATTAATATGGGACGTAAAGCTAAAGGCATAGTAAATGATGACGGCCGCACTTGTACTAAGTGTGGCGAATTTAAGGCGTGGAGTGAGTTTAGTATACGTACCATAGGGACACGGGGGAAACAAAGTAAATGTAAATTATGTGTTAATACGTATTATGAAGAAAATAGAGATGTTATATTAAAGAATAAAAAAGAATATTATGAAGAAAATAAGGATACTAGAAAGGAATATAACAAACAATATTATGAAGAAAATCGTGATGCTAAATTAGAATATAACAAACAATATTATGAAGAAAATCGTGATGCTATTTTAGAATATCAAAAACAATACTATGAAGAAAACAGGGATGCCAGAAAAGAATATGACAAACAATACTATGAAGATAAACGTGATGTTAAATTAGAAAAGCAAAAACAATATTATGAAGAAAATCGTGACGTTGTATTAGAACAGAAAAAACAATATAGTATCTCCCCTGCTAACTATGGAACATTTAAAAATCAATTAACGCCTTTAGAGTTCCCAAGAGAATCTAAGGAAGGATATTTAGAAGTTAAATGCGCTACATGCAGGAAATATTTCATTCCAACTAATATACAAGTGCAATGTAGAATACAAGCATTAAATGGAAATATAACAGGGGAACACCGCCTCTATTGTTCAGATGCTTGTAAAGAATCCTGCTCTGTCTTTGGTCAAAGAAAATACCCCAAAGGCTTCAAGAAACCCTCCAACCGGGAATATTCAACTGAATTTCGCAACATGATCCTTGAACGAGATAACTACACCTGTCAAGTATGTAATAATAAATTTGACAAGAAACATTTGCAAGCACACCATATAACTCCTATTATATGCAGTCCCATGGAACAAGTAGATATAAAAAACGGAATATGTATTTGTAAAGAATGTCATATAAATCTTCATCTAACACAAGAAGGTATTACTTACGCAGAGTTGATCAAGGCCGGTAAGAGCAAAGAAGATAAAGATGAAAACGAAGATTAAAAGGAAACTTAAATGAAAAAACACTATGTGGTAGACACAAACGTCCTCATTGATTCCCCTCATGCAATTGAATCTCTCAGAAACGGTAAGGACGGCGGCGATACCAATGAGGTTTACCTGCTTGAAACGGTACTTAATGAGGTAGATGGCCTGAAGAGGAAAACCACCCTCAAATCCATAGTTCAAAAAGTAGTAGCAAACCTTCATTCCCTTGCAGACGAAATAAATTACTTCGAAAATGAAACTGTTTCTACGAATATTTCTGAAAATCCAGATGACAGAATCCTAGCTGGTGTATTAATGGCCGAAGAGGAGTATGACGCTCCGATGATTCTATTAACCAATGATAGAGTGCTTCAACTAAAAGCTAATTTTCTTGGTATCCAGGTTGAAGAGTTCAAGGACAGTATTCCCTTTAATAATGAGGAAGATATTAACACTGGATTTGTTGAGTCAAAAGATGATTTTAAGTACGTTAACACTTTCTGTTTTGATAATGGGATTCTTCTTTTTAATGGTAAGGATGAAATCAAACCGATTGGATATGAGAATAAAGTATGGGCAACCAAACCTAAACACTATACACAGAACGCCGCATTTGAACTTCTCCTGAATGATACTATCGATCTAGTCACGCTTTCCGCTAGTGCCGGTATGGGGAAAACCCACTGTGCGGTTGCTTCGGCTCTTGATGCTGTTCTGCAAAAGAAGAAGTATGAAAAGATTTATATATTTAAATCAATAGAAGATGTTGGGCCATCTATTGGTTTCCTTCCAGGGACTATGGAAGAGAAAATCGACCCCTACATGCGCTACATAAAGAGCATGTTCTTTAAACTGCACAATATGAGAAAGGGCAATGGAAAAGTATTTCTTGATGATAAAACATTGAATCCAGAATTTGTCGAAATCCTTCCTTTGACATATATTAGAGGCATGAACATAGATAACGCCTTTGTGATTATTGATGAAGCACAAAACATATCCCGTCTAAATATGCGATCCTTGCTTACTCGTATGGGGGATAACGTGAAGTGTGTCGTATGCGGCGACCCTAATCAAGTAGATAATCCTAATCTAAGCAAAGAGAATAACGGCCTCAATTGGTGTGTCAAGTTGTTCAGTGGAGCAGATAACTATGGACATATTCAATTAGGCGGCAAGAAAAGTCGTGGACCTATATGTGATTTGGTTCTTGAAAAGAAATTATAGAAAAATAAGATAAAACTTGACTTTTTGGTTAAAATTTGATATAATTCGTGGAAATTCGCGTTTATATCAAATTTTAACCAAATAAAGGATAACCAATGAGCACCCCTAATAAAATGACTGATGAAATGACCTTCGATCAGCGTCTTGAATATCTGAATACGCTTCCAGACGACCAATTAAGCCAATATCAATTTGCTTTGGTTCTGAATCCAAGTGACCCTACCACCACAGCTACTTCCATGCGTACATTCGGAACACCTGACTACAGTTCTTATGGAATAAGGGAATTACAACAGGAACTTTGGCACGCCTTTCAGACAAACCCACAAATTTCGTCTGCCGTAAGAGACTACGTTGGACGAATGACCGGATATGGGTTTGAAGTTTATTCAGAGATTCCAGAAATTCAAGAAAAGATTGATGAAATCACGTATGATTATAGAAACCGCCTTCATTCCTTGCTTCCTAAGTACGTAGGCAGGGCGCAGATTGAGGGGGAGCTATTTCTTGTATTAACTCTTCATAATGACGGATTTGTTGAAATTGATTTTCGTGATCCATCCACTCTTGATGTTATTGGATATGATAATAGTGGAATTATTTATCATCCAAGAAAACCCGCCATGCCCATTGCCTATCAGTTCAAGTATAGTGGAGATGATCTACAGGACCATTATGAGCAGATTCCTAGTATTTACGTAGCAAGGTATCCTGAACTTGTTAATATTCTTAAACAGCATGTTAATTATAATCCTGAATATATCAAAGAAAGTGTTGCCTCTACTAAGAAGTATAATTCAGTTGGAGGGTTTAAGCGTTTTGTTGTTCAATGGGATAAGGGATGGATGACTGCTCGTAATATTTCATATATTCGCACGGTCCTCACCTGGGTGAATCTATACGAACAGTTGAAAACATACGAAATTAACCACAAGAAGAGTTCCGGTGCATATCTTTGGGTTCTTGAGGCAGAAGACATTAAGACGTTTAGAGCGTGGATGGCTTTGACTGAAGAACAACGTGCTGAAACTGGTATTATGAAGAAGAAAGATGCAGGGGGAACACTTGTTGTTCCTCCTGGCATGAAGTTGAAGGCTATTAGTCCCACTCTTCCTAAAATATCCGATTCAGATACGGATGTGCTAGATTTTGTAACGTCTGGACTGAACACTACCGAGGACAGTTTGATTGGAAGAAGCAATCGAAACAAATCCTCCCTTTCACAGACGCACGGAACGCAACGGGATAGAACTTTCGATGAAATAGCTAATTTCGAGCGATTTCTAAAGTTCGACCTTTGGGGTAATGTGTTTTTCCTTGCTTCGGCTGTATCAGATTTTAAATACGTACATAAAATTAAAAAAGCAGTGGATTTTAATAAAAGTAAGAAACCTGTTTTTAAATTCAAATCATTCAATGCGGAAAGACTTATCGGCGTTACCTTCCCGCAATCTCACGCCGCCGGAAATGAGGAGACTGTTCGCGCTCTTCTTGGAAGCAAGCACGGTCCTGTTACTAAGTCCCTTGGTATTCCTGCAAGCAAGGTTGGAGAACTGCTGGGCTTTGGTGATTATCGTAAGTTGCGGTTACAGGCGGCAGAAGAGCAGGCGGCGTACCCTGAGCTAACATACGGGATGGACGAGGAAGCCGTTCAGGAGAAAGAGGAGGCTGAGAACTCAGTTACGACTCAAGAGAACGAGCAATAAAAAATTAAAAATAATACAAAATAATGCTTGACATTTACTTGCGTTTCTGGTATAATGCCACAAATGGTATGTGACTCAAAACTAAAGGATAAACATATGAGCAAAATTAAAACTAAAATAAAAGATAAAGATAAATTCAAAGCAGTACCTAAGTCTGCTCTATCTTTTGTTACTGCGGATGACGCGCATTGTTCTTTTGCCGCCGAAGAGGGTAATGAAGATAATTTCAAGATGGTGGGGTATAGCGGCGGTATTATTGCTAACCACTGGTATTGGGGGAATCTCATCTTTGATCTCAAGGGGTTTAAATTCAAAGATAAACATCCTATCCTTTGGGCGCATGATGATTGGAATATGGATAATATTCTTGGAGTATCAACTAAGCCTAAAATAACTGACGAGGGTTTAGTATATACTGATAAAGAAGTTACTTTTGTTGATAATGAAAAGGTATCTCAGTTTAAGGAATATTCTAGAAAGGGAGTTCCCTTTCAAGCATCTATTCGTGGAAATCCTACTCGTATTGAATATATTGAGGAGGGGGTTTCCGTAGACGTTAATGGGATAAAATTTAATGGACCCGGACATATTTGGCGCGAAACGGAGCTTATGGAATGTTCCGTTTGCCTGTTCGGGGCTGATAACAACACTTCTTCAGCAGTATTTAGTGAGGCGGGTGGAGACACGGTTGAATTATCGGCCGATATTTTTATTTCCACTGAGAATGAAAATGACAATCAACAAAAAACGGAGAAAGTTATGGACTACATTACTTTTAAGAAAGAACATCCAGAAGAGGCGCAGAAGTTCGCTGAGCGCGTTCTTGAGGATGCTCGGACTAAGTTCGATGCTGAAAAGCGCGATCTTATGAAAGAACATGAGGCTAAAGTTACTGAGTTCTCTGCCAAGGTAGAAGAACTGGAAGAGAAGGTCAAGGCTTTTGAAAAGGAGCAGGTTCTTGCCGAGGAAAAGGCGCGTAAGGAATTTGCCGATAAGACTTGGAATGAGAAGTTGAAGGAAGCCGACATTCCTGAGCGTCTACATGAAAAGATTAAGGCTTTTGTTTCCGCTGAAAAGTATGTTGGTGAGAATGGTTTTGACGAAGAGGCTTTTGTAGCCGCCGTGGATAAGGAAATCGAATTTTGGGCTGAGACTAAGGAAGAGGCTAAGATTCAGGGTTCTGGTAGTTTTACCAAGAAGCCCGCTGGTGAAAATGAATTTACTGATGCCGCTGCCGAAGCTCTTGCAGAAGAAATGCTTGCGCTGGTTGGCGGGAATAAATAAGGAGTTCCGTTATGGCTATTACCATTCTTGATGTAAATACCTACGGTGACACCCCTCAAATTAATCATGGTGTGCAGTACGACCAGCCACACCTCTATACTGATGGGTTCCCGAATGATGCCACTATGTTTGTGTCCCTCAAAATGAAGGCCGGTTTCGGTTATATCGAAGCCGGTACTGTCGTTGCCGAGGATGCTAATGGGGAATTTGTTCCCTACGTTCCTACTACCTACACTGATAACGTAGCCGTTTCTCCGCTGACTGCTAATGCGGTTTACACTGAGGACACCGTTACTGTTTCTGAGGCTGAGTCCGGTAAATTTGCAAAGGGTGATCTTCTTATCCTTGCCAATGACGATCCTCTCTATTTTGAAGGCGGCGCAATCACTGACATTACTGTTACTGCTGGTGTTGCTACCATTACCTTCACTAATGCTATTGACTCCGCTGAGTACACCACTGCCAAGAACGCCCATGTCTACGTGAAGTCCGGTGCTTCTGGCAAGTTCTCTACTGCGGTTGCTATTCTTGACAAGCCCGTTGATACTGGTGTTGGTTCTTCTGCTAAGGGCGCACAGGCTTCTGCCATTATTGCCAACGCTGTTATCTACGCTGCCCCCCTGTTTAATCTTGATGCCGCTGCTCTTGCTTCTCTCGGTGTAGTGAAGTTCGGCAACCGTGCATATATTAAGTAAAGGAGTCTACTATGCCTAAAGGTAATGTAATTCCAGAGCTGCATCTTAGCACTCTGAACAAGCTCATTGAGAAGGCGCAAACCCCGCCCTCTATGGTGCTTTCCAATAAGTTCCCTGTGTCCAACGCTCTTTCTGATACCATTGAGTGGGAAAGCCGCTATGGTTCCGCTGGCATGATTCCTTTCGTTGCCCGTGGTTCCCGTGGACCTTCCTTCGGTGATGATGGTGTTGGCAAGCACTCCATGAAACCCGCTTACTTCGCTCAAAGCAAGTTCTTTGGCGAAGAGTTTCTTAACAACCTCCGCGAACCCGGAACTGCACAGGCTAAACGCTCTGGTCAGGCTGAGATTGCGCGGGCCTCTCAGCGTATGCTTTATGGCGTGCGGAAACGGCGCGAGTTCATGTTTGCCAAGATGCTTTTTGATGGCAGTATGGACTACCACATTAAGGCTACTTCCAAGGCTCCTGAGTTTGCTTCCGTGTCTTGGGGTATACCGACCTCTCATCAGGTAACTCTCGGTGCTACTGCTCGTTGGTATGGGAGCAGCAGTGAAATAGCTGATCGTGATGTTTTTGGTGATGTTTTCGACGCTAAAAATACAATGCAGGATTCTCTTGAAATGGAGACTATGGGACTAGAGGCGTATATGAATAGCCGCCTTCTCCAGTCGCTGATTAAGGATTCCGGTATTCGCGATCTTGCGCAGACGCAGAATATCTCCGAGGCACAACTGGTGAACAACGCCCCCGGCGCACTTGCTCAGATTCTCGGCTTCGGTTCTGTTAATGTGTATGATGCGGCTTATCCCGTGTCTTCTCCTCTTGCACAGTCCTACACTTCCGGAACTACTATTTATGTAGTTGACCCGTCCGACTTTGTTGTTGGCGGTGACGTTTGGATTAAGAACAGCGTGGACGGCGCAGCCGGTCCTCGTTCCAAGATCACTGCGGTTAACCATGAAACCGGGGCCATCACCCTTTCCGCCGCTCTCACTGGTGCTACTGGTGTCGCCTTTAAGTCTCAGCTGATGATGCGGAAGTTCTATCTGGACAGCAACAAGATTGTCTTTATGGTTCCCAAGGTTGATGGTCAGCCTGTTGCGGAGATGATGCAGGCTCCTCATGGTATTCCTTCTACTTATGGTATACGTATGCGTAGTTTTATTAAGGAAGCCCCTGATGGAGTGGAGTTGTATACGGAAGATTTATGTCTTCCTGTGCTGTACTATCCTGCTTCAGTGTACCAGCTTACGGTCGGCCTCTAAGAGTAATTGAATAACGGAGGGAGGGGATTGTGATATATCCCCTCCCTGCTTAAAATAAAAGGAAGCACAATGAAAATTCGAGTAAAAACTACATTGTCCCTACCCACTGGGATTTTTGCTAAAGATGCAATCATAGAAGGGAAGAAGGATGAGATTGATGAATTTTTGCTTAAGGAAATTGAGATGAAATCAGGAACAGTGGAGGTGCTTGAGGATGATGAAGAAGTTGAAGCCCGTCCTGTTCTAGATAATAATGACCGTGGTAATAAAGATTCGGATGCTAAGGAAGATGTAACTACGAATACTCCTAATCTTATTGAAGAAGTAGTTGAAGTAAAAGAAGAAGTAAAAGAAGACCCCGTTCCAACAAAGAAGCCCGCTGCCAAAAAGAAGACTATTCATAAAAAGAGATAACCACATTTAGTAGGTATAGAAGGGAAAAACAATGGCACTTACCAAATCAGAGTTATATATTCTCGTAGATGTGGAACTAGGAGAACTTGCGGATAGTCTTACGCAGGAAGAAATCAATCGCGCCATTGATAAAGGCATGATTGAACTTGGTTATGATTATCCTGTTGCTGGTTTAAAACAAATGTGGGCAGTGAACAGGTCAAAACGTCATGCTATTGAAATTCTTCTTCTAACTGCATCAGAGGACTTCAAATTTAATAAACTTGAACTTCAACAGCCTTTTGAACACCTCAAGTATCTTGTTTCCTATTATGATGAGCAGTTCATTCTTGCTCAGGAATCTCAGCCCGAACTTTTCCCCAATACTGGATTAGGAATTGATCCTGAAACTATGTTTGGGACTTATATCACTAACGGATTTGTTTATGATGCTTCTGGCAACGACATAACCTATCTTCAAGAGGATTAGTTATGAGCAGGGTGGGAGAGAAGGTAAAAAAAGCATATACGAGTAATGGGACAGAAATTATTCCACTTAAGGGCGCGACTTTAACAGAGCATCCTAGTGAATACATCCTAACCAAGCTGAGTAATCAGGCGACAAAAGTCTTTATTCAGGAGTTCTATCTTAAAGGATATTTCCCCTATGACACCGTTCTTGTTAGCGGAGATTATCTTAGAACTGTATATGATAACGAAACATATATGGTAATGAACCTGAATAATGAGACTTTCAGAAATGAGATTATTCAAAGACACGCAACTTTATACAAGATAAACAATACAGTAAAAGTTCAACGAAAAGTAATGGTTCTCAACCCGTCAACCTTTGTTGATGAGCCGACATGGGTGGATCAGTATGATTTAGACATTCCTTGTGTTGTTACTAATACTCGCTTTGGTGCTGAGGTTTCTGATTATAACAATATCGGTGAAGTTCTTCTTGATGCTCTTTTGGTATATGTATCCAGACATTATGATATTAGAGAATTTGATAGGCTTGTGTTTGGAACAGGTGAGACAATGATGGTAGAGAATGTGGATAAGTATAACTATGGTTTTGCTTATGAATTGAAAATGACCCAGGATAACCGTTAAACGAATAGAAAACAGGTAGGAGACATGAGTCTAACTATTTATGTAGTGGAACGTGGTGGAGATAAGAATAAGACTTTAGAGAGTGTTGCGGGGCTTAATGCGAAGATAGTGGAGAAATCAAAGAACACCTCTTGTTCTGGATTTAGTAATTGCGACACTGATTGGTATATGATTCTTTTTACAGATGAACATATTGAACCAATTCTTGTCAAGGCCATTCCAGAGTTCATGCAGTCTGATTATGATTATTTCCGAATCTACAGAGTCATGGATACAGGTGAAGATAATAGAAGGTTCTTTGTTAATCCTAGGTTGTTTAGGAAAGATGTTATTCTGAATAGACACGGGGAGCCTAGTTCTGAGTATGTAGGAATTGATATACTTGATGGATATATAGTTCATCATTAGACTTTTTGTTAAGTATATGAAGCAAGGATTTAAAGCACAATGACAGTACAAATAAGAATAAGCCCTTCCTTCAAGAAGAAAGTTCTTGAAGTAGCAAAAAGAACAAAGGCTTTATATCCTGAAGCCAAGTCCAAAGTAGGAGCACGGGGTGAGTTAATAAGGGCGTTATCACACAATTATTTTGTACTACTTAGAAATAACCTAGTTTCACAAAAATATCCACAAGCCCCTGCTCCTTACAATCAGGATTATTTGAATTGGAAACTTAGAAATTATGGATTTGCAGACCCTTGGTTTCTTGGTGGTGATCTTTTTAGAAACATTGTTATTTATGAACGTGATGGTGGAAGGTCTGTGGGTATTCCTAAAGGAAGACGCGCAGGGGGAAAGAGTTGGTTCTTTGATAAAGGAGATAAATCAAAGGGATACAATTCGAGAGAAATAACGTATTATGGGTATCTAATTGAAAACGGCTCCCCTGGTGGAAAGATTCCTGCCAGACCTGTATTCGGACCAACTCTTGCTGATTTTGTAAAGAAAGATGCAGAAGACATAATAAATAAAATGTCAAAAAGAATGTTCTCAAAATGGGAGATACGATGAGGGTATTTGATATTAGACCGATTGATGTAGAAATTACAACTATTTTTACATTAACAGAGATGCGGCACTTGCATTACATATTAAAAAGTGCTATAATTAGGGATGATTTTTATGAGGATAAAGAAGCACTTACCACATATAAAGGGTTTCTGGAATTGATTGAAACGCTTATAAAAGAAACGGAAGACGGGCAATAAGATGGCATTACCGGAGATCAGTAAAGAGAAAAACTTTAAAATTTCAATGCGTAAGTATTTATATACTAACGCTAATCTTTACTCTCCTCCCATCTCCCTTCTATTCGACACGGGGATGGAGGTTCCTATAAATGAGGACTCTCCATCCCCAAGTTGGATGACTATTAATTTTGGCACGTTTATTGTTGGAACATTAAATGAAGCAATGGTGGACATTTATTGTTGCGCTCGAAATGATACGTCAAGTGATGTGGTGAGTGATCTAAGGGATTTACTTGTAGAGTGGTTCACTGATAGTTCTCAATTTGACTCGGCAAGAAGAATCCCAATCTATATAAATTTGAACACTGCTGAAGAAGAAATTGTTGGTTGGATGGTTGCGAGCATTGCTTATCAAAGCCCTTTAATGCTGGCAACTGATGGAACTAAATACAAGCTCGTTACAATACAACTAAAATGGAGCAGTCAATATTAGACTGTTCTAGTTAAAGGAGGCATTATGCCTGGACCACGTACAATCAATCCACAGAGGCTCGCCTTGGGCCTTATGGAAGTTAGGGTCGGCGCAAGTGCGGCGAATATTGCCACCACTACTCCGGTTCTTACTACTGCTAATTCCCTTGGCGCACTCTCTTCCGCGTCTTACAATAACTCAAAAGAGTATTATCAGCATATGAGCGGCTTCCCGATGGTGGAGGACTTTACTACCCCTACACAGGAAACCCAAACCATCACATGTGAATTTGATGAGATGACCCCCAAGAACCTCGCACTGCTTCAGGGCATCGACCCGACTGCTGCTGGAAGCTCTTGGGTTGGTGAAGGTTACACTGTTGTATCGTCTGCATCGGGAACCTACAACACCACTGATGATATTGACGGTGGTGCGGATGCTGAGTCTGATACCTATCGCGTTATCTTCCTAACCGCAACTACCTATTCCGTTTATTCTGACAAGCGCGGCAAACTCACTGGTGATCAGATTGGTGAAGGGGACACTACTGCGCTGTCTACTTTCACAGACGGGACAACTGAATTAGTTGCAATCCCGGCTAACTTCTTTGCTGGCACATGGGCGGCTGATGATGTCTTTACGTTCTACATGGCTAAACAGGGGTACGACTCGGCTACTGCCGGGGAGATTAAACTAGGTGAACTGAGTTCTCCTGATTATGTTCGTGTGGAAGGTTACTATGTATTCCCGAATGGTACGAACACGATGGTTATCATTTTCCCCCGTGCTCAGGTGCGTTCTGAGTCGGCTGAAATTGCGTTTGCTACAGATACCCACGCAACCATCAGCATCACCTTCAACTCTACCCCTGCGGACTCCTCTGTGACAGGCGGCAATGCTGCTTGGGATGGTCAGTCTCTTGGTAAGATCGTTCTTGCGTAGTTAACTAAACAGGGGGATATATTTCAATCCCCCTGTTATAAACAAAGAATATAGGAGAAGTATTTAAAAATGTCGAATATAGATGTAGAAACCAGGGAACTTACGGTTGGTATTAAGACGCGGGAGAGCGTTAAAATTTACCCTTTATCCTTCGCTGCGCAAAAAGAATTTACTAAGCAGATAAGCGAGATGCTTGAAACTTTCGCAAAGAAGGAACAGGATGCCTCTACTATTGATATTGTAAAGATGATCTTTCAATTAATCGAAGATAATCTTATTAAGATTATGAAGTTGGTTGCGGATTACGATGTTGAACTAAATAATATAGATAATAATCAGATTTCGGAATTATGTACTATTATTTTCGAAATGAACTACGAAACACCAGTAAAAAACGTACAAAGCCTCAAGAAAAGAATAAGCGACCTCTGGACATAGATGAGATCATTACTTCGATTCTTGCGGCCTATCCACAAATAACATTATCAAACATTCTCTACGACCCCGTTTACAAAGGCGGCATAACGCCCGCACAATTAAACGTACTGTATGAGAAAGCGGCTATAAGGCAACATAACAACTACAGAATACTTGCCTCATTTCAAGGTGTCAAAATTCCTGCAATAGATGAGATGAAAAAGCCCGAAGATAAATATGCTGATTGGACCGATGAAGAGAAACAGGCTGAAACAGAACGGCAAATGAAACAGTTCGCTAAAGCCTTCGGACAGGGTAGTATTGAAATAATAAACAAGGATTAACCCCTCGATAGAATAAACGACAAATAGCAAGCGATATATCCGACAAGCGGAGTGTCGCTTGCTATTTGTTTAGTAAGATATAAAAGGAACGTATATTTATGGCTAATCAATATAAGAATGAACTCGCGGTTACTTTCGCAGGTAAGGTTGACGCTTCTTTTAAGAAGGCTGTTAATGACGTTTCTTCTTCTTTAAAGGGGCTTGCCGGTTCGGGTGGAGGTGGCGGGGCCATTTCTAATGTAGATAAGCAGTCAAAAAGTGCTGCCAAATCTATGGGCATTTTTTCAGGGGCAACCAATTCAGTAGTGAGTGCTTTTAAAACCCTTGCTAGGTTTGCTGCTGCCGGGGCTATTTTTGGTGGTATAACAAAAGCCATAACAAGTTCTGTATCTGCTGTTGTTGAGTACGATCAGGCATTAAAGAATTTACAAGCTATTACTAACTCTTCTAATTTCGAAGTAGAAGCGTTTGGCCGCAAGATGATAGAGGTATCTAACAATACCAAATTCAGTGCCAACGAAGTTGCTCAAGCAATGGTGTATTTAGGGCAGTCTGGTTTCGCCGCTAGAGAAGCCTTGGAATCAATTGATGCTATTGCGTCAGTTGCTACCGGTACACTAACAGATTTCGCTCTTACTGCTGATTTATTTACTTCTGCTATTCGGGCTTTCCAACTAGAGACTGCTGAATCTGCCAGAGTTGCGGATATATTTGCGTCTGCGGTTAATAAATCAAAATTGACTATTCAGGGTATGCGTACCATTTTTAACTATGTTGGTGCGTCTGCGGCTCAGGCGGGAGTTCAGTTAGAAGAAGTTGCAGCGGCGGCAGGACTACTCGCTAATAATGGTATGCGTTTTAGTACGGTTGGTACATCCATGCGTAATGTTATTTCACGCATGATTGCCCCGTCTAAGAAAATGCGGACAGAGCTAGCCTATGCTGGATTGACTATAGATCAAATTAACCCGCGCATTGTTGGATTTCAGAAGGCAATGCAGAATCTCTCCAAAATACTGGTAGATCAGAAAACGGGTTTAGCCGATGCAGGAAAGGCGTATGAATTATTTGGTTTGCGTGGGCAACAGGCGGCTAACGTGTTTGTTCGCACATTTACCTCTGGTGAATACGAACAAATGTTGGATAATATCACAGGAGTGGGCGAAGCATTTAGGCAGCAGTTGAAACAGCAGGAAGGTCTAGGGGTTAAACTCAAAAACTTAGGTGACAGATTTAAAAACTTAGGTGTTGCTATTGGAGAACTCGGACTAAAGGGAATAATTGAGGGACTCATTGATTCCCTGTCTAGTTTTGTTCTATGGTTAAGCAAAAGCGTAACATCTTTAACTAAATTTATTAATATAGCAAAAGCCGCAAAGGGAGATGTTGAAGCACGAACCTCATTAGTTTTAGCTGAAGCAGAGGCGTATAGAGAGGGTTCTGCGGCTCTTGAAAAATATATTCAGGTTTTAGCTAATATACAAAAATCTGGTGAGAAATCTTTTGATACTCAAAAAGAGATCAATCGTGTATTGGAATTATTACGTGAAAATTATCCAGAACTTATTGGAAAAGTAAATGTATATGGACGAGATTTAGAAAAATTAATTCCTATATTACAGAAGTACAATGAAGAATTAAATCAATCAGACCCTAAAGCTATTACTAAGGCGATGGCGACTAATAGGGCAGATATTAAAGAAACTGAAAAAGAAGTATCTAAATTAACCAAAAGATATAAGGAATTAACAAGTGGTCTATCCCTTGCACGAGCGGACTCTGCGAAGAGTTATTTACAAAAAGAACTTGCCGAAACGTCTAAACAATTAACTATTGCTACTGATAGATTAAAAAATCTCACGTATGAGCAAAATACCTACATTGCCTCTCTTGCTAAAACGGGAGAGGGAATTACTGACTCCTGGGATATTATTGCGAAGGCTAACGCAAAGGCTATTGAGGAGTCTGAAAATGCTTTTAAAGCGTGGCGCGATTTATTAGATGATTTAGGTCCGCATTGGCAAGCGGCATGGAAGAAAGTGACCAAAACAGGAAGCGTGACCTTACAGGAAGACTTTATACAGGCTGCTAAAGATGCGGCTGCGGCTGCCGAAGAGACGATTACAGCTTTATCTGAGACTCGTCTTTTATCTGCGGATGATAAAAGCAGTATTCGTTCTACAAAATTTAACGAAGCCTTGGCTAAGTTTTGGAAAGAACAAAACAAAGATGCAGAAAGAGAAAGAGAAAAAGCACAGAGAAGAGCTAAAGAACTTTTTCAAAAAAACATCAATGCAGAAAAGGCTACATTAGATAAGTCTCTAGCGAATGTTAGACAAACAGAAGCAGAAAAAGAGAAAGCCCTAACCGCAAGCAATGCCACCAAATTACAGCGTCTACGCGCCCAAGAAGATATAGATAATGCTGAATTTGAAGCCAGGAAGAAATCCGCAAAGAAGATGCTTGACCTTGCTATTGAATCTGCAAAGGAGCGAGGAGATGAGACGAAGGTAGTAGAAGCTAAATATAGGGCAGATCTAAATGCTCTAATTGTTGAAAATGATACAAAGGCTATTGAACGGGAACGTGCTATATTTGAAGAACGTATGGCCAACCCCGAAGACTTTGCAGATGCTTGGGAAAGCGCAATGCGTTCCATTGAGAAATCCACCAAGTCTTCTTTCTCCAAAGTAAGAGATTGGATTGTAAATTCTGTAGATGAGTTTGCGGATTCTTCTGCCGATGCTTTCCTTGATTTTGTTGAGGGGACTAAAAATGCAGGGGAGGCTTTCAGTGAGATGGCCTATTCCATTCTTCGTGACCTGACTAAGATGATTATTAAGCAGCAGATTCTCAATGCTGTTATGTCAGGAATGGAGGCCATGTCCGGCATGGGTGGTTTTCTTGGTTCCGTAGGAAGTTTCTTCGCAGGCGCAATGGGGTCAAACCACAGCGGCGGCATGGCAGGAAAGGCTTCTTCAATCAAGAAGCAACTGGACCCTTCCGCTTTCATCAACGCCCCTCGATTCCACAATGGCGGCGAAGTTCCCGCAGTATTGGAAAAGGGGGAAGTGGTACAAACAAGGGAACAGGCGGCACAGTCCAGGGAACCTAGAAATGTCCGGGTGGTTATTGAGAACAAGACAGGAACACAGGTTGGAAACGCTACCGCAACTTCATCTATAAATATGGGTGAGGAAATAATCAGGATTGTTCTTGATGGCATCGATAGAAATAGAAGCGGCCTGAGAACTAAAGTAGCCTCTGTGCGTTAGCATATAAAGAATAAGGAACATACAATGTCATTTAAATTGAAAGACGCCAACAACATCGCCATTGGCCCCGCAGAAATACTAATTGGAGATAGTGCTTCCAATTTAGAATTTATAAATCCGGTTCTGAACCAAGATAACTACTTCGGTTATGCAGAGGTCACGAATATCGTTTATAGTACTCAATACAATAGCAGGACTTATGTTAATACTAATTATGATGCGGAAGACTATAAAGCAGATAGAACCTCCTGCACCATAGAGATGCAGACTGTTGAGTTGAGTAAGGATATATTGAAATTGTTGATAGGTATTGATCCAGCTAGTAATGGTAATATAATTCCAATACACAAGATAGCCGATGTTGACTTTAGACTGGAAATAACCTATAATTATCCAAACAAAACAAGGAAATTACAATTGGTGTTTCCGAAGATTAGGATAAGAAGTGGATTGAATTTAAGCCTAACAGGGGATGCTGAAGTTAGTCAGTCATTATATATGTACGCGCTACCTGTTTATACCGAGCCGTGGGAAAATTACAACTTAGGTATAGTTTACTTAGATGGGTTTGGAGATTAAATATGGCAAAGGCTAAAGGTATAATAAATGAGGAAGGCCGCACATGCACTAAGTGTGGTGAGTTTAAAGCATGGGATGAGTTTAGCAATGGGAAGCAAGGGATTAGGGGGAAGCGTAGTCAATGTAAAGGGTGTGATAAACAGTATACTAAGAAATACTATGAAGAAAATCATGATGCTAAAAAAGAATACAGTAAACAATACTATGAAGAAAATCGTGATGTTAAATTAGAAAAGAGAAAACAATATTATGAAGAAAATCGGGATATTGTAATAGAAAAGAGTAAACAATATTATGAAGAAAATCGTGATATTATAGTAGAAAAGAAAAAACAATATAATATTTCTCCTGCTAAATATGAAGTCTATACAGATAAATTAACACCTCTTGAATCTCCAAGAGAGTCTAAAGAAGGGTATTTAGAAGTAAAATGTGCCACGTGTAAGAAATACTTTATTCCAACTAATCAACAAGTACAGGATAGAATAAGATCATTAAATGGGAATGCAACAGGAGAAAGGAGACTCTACTGTTCCGACTCTTGTAAAGAATCCTGTTCTGTATTCGGAAGACGTATATATCCAAAAGGCTTCAAAAAACCTAATAATAGAGAATATTCAATTGAATTTAGACAAATGATCCTTGAACGTGACAACTACACCTGTCAAGTCTGTAATAACCGATTCGATAAGAAACATCTACAGGCTCACCATATAACACCTGTAGTATGCTCGCCAATGGAACAAGTAGACATTGATAATGGCATTTGTGTTTGTAAAGAGTGTCACGTTAATCTACACCTAACACAAGAGGGAATCACTTATTCTGAATTAGCTAAAGCTGGTAAGGAGAAGGATTAATATATGAATACTTTCCCAAATATTACACCAACTACTATTACTGAATCCCTTGTGAAGGCACAAACACGGACACCGTTCTCAGACGGCTCCGTGCAATCGCGGGTTCGCCATACACGGGGCAGATCGAAGTGGCAATTGGATTTTACAACACTAAATGTATCCGAAATAAATGAAATAAAGACATTCTTTTATGCTAATCAGGGGGACTTGTTCTACTGGACGCACCCCATGACATTAGTTCAATACGAAGCGAGATTTAGTGAGAATGAAATTCAAGTAGAATATCAGTCCCCGACTAATTGTTCAACCACCGTTCAAATAGAGGAATCATAAAATGCCTTCCAACGTTATTTTATCTTCCGAGATCATCCAACAAAAGAACGATTTAGGCTCAACAGATTCGTTTCTCGTCCTCCTTGAGATTACCATTCCGGACGTAACCGAACCTATTAGAGTTGTTTCAAATACAGAAGATATAACTTGGAATGGTCATTCTTGGATTGCCTTCCCTTTCGAGATGGAAGAAATTTCTGAGCAGTCGCAAGGGGAAATTCCTAGAGTTGAGTTAAGAATCCCCAATGTAGATAGAACCGTTGAAGGTTATCTACAGGAATATGATGCTTATGTCAAGAGAAATGGTCCTGCTGATATAACTGTTGGGATATATGTGGTGTCTACTGCAACCCTAGATGACCCTACTCCGGTTGTTTACCATGAATACATTCTGGTTCAACCAACCTCTACTCACGATTATATCACCTTCACTCTTGGTGCGCCTAATCCATATAGAAAGAGATTTCCTTTAAATAGAATATTGAAGAACAACTGTAGATATAAGTTCAAACAGGAAAGATGTGGATATACGGGAACGGCAACTTCTTGTAACAAAACTCTAGTTAGATGTAGGGAACTAAACAACTCTACTCGATATGGCGGGTTCCCCGGTGTTGGTCGAGGAGGGTTATCCCTTGTATAAAGGTAAACACAAACTCGTTGAATACGTGTCCAAAGCGATGAGAACTCCTTTTGTTGATAGAGGAAGGGAATTGGGAAAGGGTTTTGATTGTTGGGGGCTTGTCCATTCAATTTCTAATGAAGTGTTTGGAAATGCTATACCTGATTTCACAATTGGTTCTGAAGATAAGAATAGAATATATATGCAGTTTCTTGAACGGACCAAAGAAGAGTTTTACAGAATAGAAGAGTCCCGAATAAGAGAGGGAGATTTGGTTGCGATAAACATGATACTCTCTGCCCCGAATTTAGTACAACACTTTGGTATATTTATAAACAAGAACACATTCATTCACACCCTTAAAAAAGCCGGACCTCAACTAACAAAGATAACTGACATTTCCTACAAAAATAGAATAAGGGGATACTACAGGTGGAACGGAAACAAAATCTAGATACAGTTAAAGATAGTTCAAGTGCAAGAAACAAAGTCAAAGTTACTTGCATTGAGAATATATTTGATCCCCACAATAGCCAAAAGATAAAGGAGTTTGAACCAGGAAAGTCTATTGGTGAATTGGTTTGGAATTTCAATCCTGTTCTGCCTTCAGAAATGGAAATTGTTGTTTCTGTTGATGGTGTTGTTTTAGAATCAGATTGTGATGTAAAAACAGTTGTGCCAAAGAAGGGTTCATCTGTTGTATTTTCTGTTGTGCCTAAAGGCGGCGGTGGTGGAGGAAAGAACCCTCTAGCGATGGTTGCTATGCTTGCCGTTAGTATTATTGCCCCACAATTTGCTCCTGCTTGGGGCGCTACCTTCAGCACGCTTTATAGCACTATGGGGGTAGGTCTTCCGGCGGCATATACATTAGCTAATGTGATTACGGCTGCCGCGCCGATGATGCTTACCGCAGTAGGAGGTTTGCTAGTTAATTCTATATTTGGTGGCGCATCTTTACCTGATGCGGGTGGCCCCTCAATGGAAAATATATCCTCCACACCAACTTACGGATGGGAACGCGATCCCAACCCACAAGAACAAGGTATAGTTGTTCCTGTATTATACGGTAGACATAGGGTAACCCCGCCTATTATTAACTCCTTCATTACAAACAAAGATAATAATCAAATTTATAATGCTCTTTATTGTGTAGCCGATCATCCTGTTGATTTTATCGGCAACGAATATATCAATGATAATCCTATTTATAATTACAATGAAGTAACTGTTTCAAAACGGTATGGTGGATTAAATCAAGGAATCATTCCTGCCTTTTCAGATGTTATATCAGATAAGGCCGTTGGATTTAAATTAACTACTGATTGGTCGCAAACTGAAACTTCTGGAAATGCTGTAGAGGGACTAGGTGTTGGTATTGTTATCCCTGGATTATACTACGCCAATAATAGGGGAGGGCTTGATGCGCAAACAGTAACTTTAAACATCCAGTATAGGAAAAAAGATACCGTTGAATGGTTTTCCTTTAAAGAACCAAGGGACACTTATACTGAACGGATATTGAACAAAGCAAGATGGTCGGCTGGATATTACTACGAAGATAAGTGGGTTGAATTAGAGGCGGGGAGTACCGATGTTGATGAGCATGTAGAGGGGGAAAGGTATACTTCCGAGATAGGAATTAGTTATTGGCGGTATATCTCATATGTAAAAATAGTAAAGGGTAAACTAACCTCCGAATCACAACTAAAAGTTTATATAAAAACTTCTGCTATTACGGACGCATTGACTATAACCGGGGCTACCCAAGAAGAAATACGTAGAAATTTCGTCGTATATAATATTCCTGCTGGACAATACGAAGTTCGGGCTAGGCTTGCGGAGGAGTTGGAAACAGGGACGCGGTATAGAAACGATACGTATTTTTCAACCATACAAGAAATAATCTATGATGACTTCACCTATCCTGGTACTTCATTATTTGGTTTAGAAGCCCTTGCTACAGATCAGCTTCAAGGCTCCGCTCCCACTGTTACCCTAGAAGTTGAGCGTACTTATGTTGATGTTTGGACCGGAAGTGAATATGAACAAAAGCCCGCAAATAACCCTGCGTGGGCTTGTTATGATATTCTCCATAATCCTATTTACGGAGCGGGAGAACCGGCCTCTAGATTTATATTAGAGGATTTTGAGGAATGGGCCGATTATTGCGAAGAACAAGGATATTTTGTTAATATTTATATGGATGCAGCATCTAATACTCGTAGTATTCTTGATACTATTTCTTTGCTTGGAAACGGTGCTGTAGTTCACAAGGGGGCTAAGTATGGCATAATTATTGATAAGGCCGAGCCTATTGCGGTTCAGCATTTCATGTACACCAAGGGGAATATGATCGAGAACACGTATTCCAACTCTTTTATTGACACAACTGAGAGAGCCAATGCTATTGAAGTTACTTATTTTGATAAAAATCTACAATATTCTAGGCAGATAATTGAGATTTATCAAGATGGTTACGACACGGAACAAACTACCATCAATAAGACCAGCGTAACGCTTCTTGGTTGTACTGATAGAAACCAGGCAATCATGTTTGGTAAGCAATCTCTTCTTAGAAATAGATACTTAACGCAAACTATTTCTTTTGAAGCCGGAGTTGATTCTATAGCTTGTTTTCCTGGTCAGGTTATTGAGGTCTCACATGATGTTCCGCAGTGGGGACTTTCTTCAGGAAGGCTATTAGGTAGTGAAACCAATACTGCTGTTCTCCCTGAAGAAGTAACTATGATTCCCGGTGAGTCTTACGCTATTCAGGTAAAGAAAAACGTAGATGACACAGTAGAGACAAAAGAAGTAATTCCGGTGAGTGTTGAGACTACTACGGATACTTTAAACTTAGTATCTGCGTGGGATGTACAACCGGAAAAGAATGATCTGTACGCCTTTGGTAAACTACATAATATAACAAAAAAATTCAGGGTTCTGTCTATAACCAGAGCCAACGATACTTTACAAAGAAAGATAACCGCTATCGAATATATTCCAGAAATTTATAGCGGAGCTTTAGAACACCTTGATGAGATTATATTAGGGGAATCCAGTTTTGTAAATGATCTTCAAGCAAGAGAAGCATGGGTGTTTGCTAATGATGGAACAGGTAAGTCGGTAATTGATATAACGTGGGCAGGCAAGTCTTTCTCTTGGAATGTGTTTTTAAAGAAAAACACTACTCCCTGGGAAGTTGTTGGTACTTCTAACAAACCGTCCTTTAGAATTGATAGATCGTTTGTTGTAGGGGAAACATACCAAATATCTGTTAGTCCGTATAATTCTCCTGATTTAGATAAAACAAAAAGCATAACTATATTGGGAAAGGACGCCCCCCCTTCTAACGTATCTAATTTCAATACGGCAATAAAAGGTGTGCAGTTTATACTAACATGGGATCACATTCCAGACATAGACTTATTAGATTATACAATTGTTGAAGGCATAGATTATAATAGAGGAAACATAATTGCATCTGGTATAACTGAAAATGAATTTAGATGGTCTCCTTCTGTATCTGGTACATATACCTTTTGGATTAAAGCACGGGATAGAACCTTTAACGAAAGTCTGTCGGCAACATCTACGACTGGAACTCTTGATTTGGGAGATTCTTTAAATGTTATTGTTCAAAGGGAAGAAATACCGGATAACGTAGCAACGGCAGACTTATACAATCTTTGGTATGACTCTGTAAATGAAGTTGTTTCATGGGTTCCTTGTTTAACTTTTGATGAACTATCGTCGTTGACGTTTGAAGATGAACCAATAGTTAGTTATCTTGCATTTGATTTTAATAATGGAACTTACACAACAGATAGCATAGATTTAGGAGTAGTTAATCCTTTTACGCTCAGAATTAGAGTTGAAAAAGATGCTATTCTGATTGACCCCTCGTTTGATGATTTTATTTACGGACGAACTTTTAGAACATTTCCATTGGATACGTTTGCGAATGTATCCTCACTTGCGAAATATAAAGTGTGGTATAGATACTCGGATGACAATAGCGTTTATTCAGATTGGATTGAATATACAAATATAGTTAATCTAAATACGCGGTACATACAAGTAAAAGCAGAGACAGATATTAGTATCAAATCAACAAACTTTGATTTTACGTCGATACAAACAATACTGGATGTTGACGATAAGATTAAAAAAGTGTATAATCAGACAATATCCAGTACCGGGACAGAGTTTTTATTAAGTTCTATTCCTATTACTATTTTAAATTCATACAATGTAGGTGTTACGGTCTTAGGCAGCGGAGTTGCTTCTCATACGGTAGATATTCAATCAGATAGATTTACGGTATATATTTACGATGCTGCTGGTAATGGAATAGAAAGAACGGTAAATTTAGAAATATCAGGTTTTTAACGGAGGATTATATAAAATGTCTCAAGTATTTACAGACATTCTGACAACCACTACGATGGGAACATTTCCGGGGTTGTTAAATGCAAACATGGACGCCATACGCTCTCAGTGGAGTGGTACATCGGCCCCAGGGAATCCGGTTATCGGGCAACCTTTTTATAATACAACAAACGACGCCATAACTGTTTGGGATGGAACATCGTGGAATGATATTGCATCAACGTCCCCGTCTCTATTGGCATTAACTGCTGAAATTGTTGCTGCCAGAGGAAGTGCCGCCACTCTTAACGCTAGGCTTAGTGTTGCTTTAAATGATGACGGCACGTTGAAGGGGGACGCCCCTGTTGGTGATTGGTGGATGACAGAGGCAGATGCGGTTTCTTTTGTTGATGCCGCTTCTTTTACTGTTGAAGGAGATAAGACTGCCATTTATTTAGCAGATAGAGCCGTTTGGTTAGATCAAACAACCAATGCGTATGGTTATGTCGTGTCGTCTTCGTATAACGCGGGGTCGGACTTAACGACTGTGGTTGTTTCTGATGTTACGGTAGATAGTGGGTTAACTGCTGTTGAATATGGGCAACCTCCCTTATCAGCTCCTAATAGACTTAAAGAAGAAGATATCGGCGTGACTGTACAGCCTTATGGTGCTGATACAGTTGTTGCTCCGGGAGGCGTTCTCCCCACCTTGGACGGATCACAGTTGACCGGCCTTGACGCAGACGCAACTGTTTACGACAACACCACTAGCGGACTGATAGCGACCGACGTACAAGCTGCCATAGATGAAGTCGCGGGGGGCAGCGGGAGTAACGTCGTGCAGCAAAAGTTCATCGTTGACAACACGAAAGCGTCCACCTCTTCGGATGCGTATGTGTCAACCGGAGTGACTTTTTCGCTCGACAATGATCTTTCTAACGCGGCAAACAAAGTTCGCATTCGTGTTTTTGCACACGGTGGGGGGGACTCGGTCAACATCCGACAAGAGGTTTCAATCTACGACGGGTCTGCGTATCTACACGGCGTGGAAACTTGTCTGGCAAGTGCCTTTATCGGAGGATCCTCCAGTACGGGTGCGCAACGCGGATTATTTACGGCAACCATGGTTGCGGAAGATATTCCGGGAACGGTGACGCCTAAAACTTATGATATACATCATAAGTCCCCTGTCTCTGGTACTGTGACTTTCGGACGCAATCATAACAACGATGCCACGGCCCCGACAGTAATAATCATCGAGGAGATTGCAGTATGACAATAGAATGGGCACTACAACAACTGACCCCTGGCGCGGCGTGGTCTATCATCGATGATCAACTGGTTTGGCATGATAAAAACATACCGCAGCCCACTCAGGCCGAAATTGACTCAAAGGTTTCAGAGTACGACACCATCATACAAAAAGAATCGGTCCGCGCCGAACGTGACCGGCGTATCGAGGCAATCATGTGGCGCGTCGAGAGGTATGAATCCGAGGTACGGCAGGGCATTACACCAATGGATGATATTGCGGCTCTTGATGCCTACATACAAGCTCTTCGGGACGTGCCGTTACAAGAAGGTTTCCCCGAAGAGGTATTCTGGCCGATAGAACCTTAATAGGAACTGTATTGTGTCTAATAAAGTATTAAATAAAGTAATAGAAACATTATCCAAAATGTTTAAAGACGATTTAGGTAAACTATCGCAGATGCGTATTTTAAGCGCGTTTGCGATAGTGGTTCCTATCTTAGTCTGGACCGTTTATGTATTTGTAAATGGGTGGCAAGATTTTAACGAATCCTTTGCATTCCTTATTTTAGGTGCTTTAGGTAGTAAGGCCGCACAAAAATGGGCAGAAAGTAAGAATAGTAGTACGAAATCCAATACCGAAGTTCCCCCTGAACTTAATGCCCCATCTGATAAAAAGGAATAATATTTATGTTTATTTTTTCAGCGTTCCTTTCATTTTTTGGGGGCAAGAAGCAAGGTGTAATTGTTATTCTACTAGGGATTGTTATTGCTTCCCTAGGCGTTCTCTATATGTGGGAAAAGACTTCTCATAGTAATACGAAAGTAGAACTTGCTAACAAAGTATCAGAACTATCTACTATAAAAAATATGAATAAACAACTAGAACAGGATCAGGAAACAAAACAACTTGTTATTGATGGACTACAAAACCAAGTTGTTTCATATAAAAAAGACTTTGAAGAATATAGAAAGCAATATGATAAAATGCTTGAGATTTGCGAGAATACAAAAGAGATAGATAAAGAAGATTCTAAACTGAAAGTATTAGATGAGAAGTCAAATGAAGAATATGTTAAAGCAATCAATTCTGTTCTTGGTTTTAACTAGCCTACTCTTTATTAATGGGTGTTGGCCTAAAATAGTAGAACACACTATTACAGTAACTAGAGTTCCGGAACGAGTTGAGCCGCCCACTGATCCCAAGTATATCGAGTTGCCAGAAGATTCTCATTTAGGTTCAAAGAAATCTGCAATGATTATATGGAAGAATTTTCTTGAAGCGGAGAGGGCAAGAAAAGAAGCAAAAGCCGCCTTCTTTGCATATGATTCTCAAGTTAAAAAATTGATAGAAAAGGAAAATCATAACGATGAAAACTAAACATTTCAATATAAAAGAATTAGTTAATCCGAATATTTATAAAAGATATGGGAACTCCTCGTGGAAATTCCTCAATCCTCTTATTTTGAACGTTATTGACACACTTAGGGAAGGTATGGGTTCTCCGATTATTATCAATAATTGGCAATGGGGCGGCAATTATCAGGATAGTGGTATGCGAGAAGTAGATTCTTCCATAGGAGCATTATATTCTATGCACAAGTTTGGTTGTGCGATGGATTTAAAATTCCCCGATTCCTCTGTTGATGTAGTTTACGATTACATTCTTGATAATGAAGAATATTGGTATAGTATTGGTGTTAGGCGTTTGGAAAATATCAAACATACACCTACTTGGTTGCATATAGATTGCGCTAATACTCATATAGAAAACAAAATCCACATATTCAATGTTTAACAGATGTGGTAAAGGTAGGTGCGACATGGACCCTTTTGATATGTTAAAGGATAGTTTTGATAAACTATCTGAAAAGGTTTATACGTTGGTTGAAGATATTTCGGGAATAAAAGCGCAGCAAAAAATAATGTGGGCAGTGCTGATGCTTTTTATATCTGGGTCCGTTGGAACCTTTTTCTTCATCATTCATACGTTGATAAAGACTCACATGGGGTAGTTTATATGTTCGGCATATTCATTGACACAAAAAATAATTTGAAAAAGACCGCTGTTGAAATTGAAGAGGTAAGGCGTAATTTTGATCTTGCATTTAGTGAAGCAAAAAAACAGCGAGATGAACTTATAGCAACACAGAGTAGATTAGAGCAGGTCAATGAAGAACTACTTCATGTAAATGAGATTCTTGCTTCAAATAACAAACTTATCGCAGACATGACACACGCTGCCGGTGGGTTAATTTGTAGAAAGGATAGTGAAGGAAGGTTTCTATTTGTAAATGAGTATCAATGTGTTCATTTCTTTCGTATGCCTAAAACCTGTATGCCAGATATTTTAGGCAAGACGGATATAGATATAATAAATGAATATATAGAGACTACGGGCAAACAACACTCCTTTGGAGATATATGTATGTCTTCGGATGAGCATTGTAAAAAACAAAAGAAAAGATGCTTGTATGTTGAATTTGGAAACATAGATGGACAGCTTGTAATTCTTAAAATGATAAAGACCCCAATATTTAGGCCAGACGGACAAGACGATGGAGTTGTTTGTTTTGGTTGGGATATATCTGCTTTGTGCAACGGACTCATGGATGAATTGAACAAAGGAATATCTGAGGGAACGGTTGAGATTATTGATAAGTATGTGTATTGGATTAAAGATGAACATACTTGCAATCTACCTATTATAGTATAACAAAAAAGGTAATCTACGCCTATGTATTTAAACATATCTACAGAAACCGTTAAGATATTCTGTTAAGATATTACTCCTTACAAATACCTGATATGATATAATGTTAATAAGAAAAGCAACCACCTAAAATGGAGAAATAAAATGTCTAATTTTACTGTATATAGAGACACAGATGGTACCCTGACCTTTGAGGTTAGAAATACTGCTGGTTCTTTGATTGATTTATCTACGGCCACCGTAAAGATGGTAATTGGAACTACTGCATATGCGTTTGTGGCAGTAAAGGACGGTGCGGGGCAAGATGGGACCGGAGATACTAATGCTTCTGTTATTTTTACTAACGACGATGCTATTTGGGGTACGTTGACAGGAGACACCTATACATACCAATTAAATGTTACCGATGTTGCTTCTAAGGTTACTATCCCGGTAGAAGGGCGACTAACCATCAAGAAGCAGATACCGCAATCCTAATTATTGAACAATAAAAAGCCCCTCTCAAAAGAAAGGGGCTTTGTTTTTGGGCGGCTCCGCCGAGGACTTGAACCGCCGCACATCGTCCTTGATGTCTAAAATACAAGGCTCATAGATGCGTTTTCTACACGCCTTCGGGCTTGCAAACCGTTCAGCGATATGTCCTCACCACCGGGAGCCGCCCCACAATAAAATTATTCGCCTTTAATTTTTGTCGAAACCTTGTCGATGTCGCATATCATTTCTACAGAGATAACAACGTCATCGGCGCAGTCGGCGGCGTCACGAATATCCACCGCAACGACATGAATCGTGTTAACTTCGCCTGAGGGACGCTTGCTTTTTACGCAATAGATTTGACCTTTTTCCATCTTTCTCACCTCATGTTTCCCTATTTGTCATCATTCTGGCCGGTGGCCGCTTGCATCTGCCGATAGTAGTCCATGGCAACGGACTCATCGGCGTAGAATGACCGCAAGTTGGTGTGGAGCATTGCAGCCGCCTTCCTGAGGAATCCGCACTTCTTCTTGTCGGTGTTGAAGGCGGTGGCCCCGCCTGGCGCGGTCGCACTGGTGGACAGGATGACCACCTGATCGTAGCCGTACTTTTCGGCAATGCGCTTGGCCTCGGAGATGGGGATTTCTTGCGCCAGCTCCTTTTCTAGGGCGACTCGGTTAGTTGTCTTCATATCGTCAAACGGACTGTACTCCTCGTAGCCATACCGCAGTATTTTTCCGATTGCCTGTTGAGCTTCGCCAAGCTCTTCAAGCATCAGGGCCAGTCTCTCATGTTCAGCTGGTGTCGGTTGATTAAAACCACTCATATTGTCTCCTTTATTAATTTATTAAGATAGCGCATAGTATTTACTTTTTCCATTTATTATACTCTACATACCAACTATTTACATCAAGCAATGACTCCTTATCGCACAATTTTGGATTTTTGTCAAGGAATTTCTTCAGAAATCCACAAGTCTTCTCTTTGCAATTCCTATGTTCAATACAGTTAGGAACCATTCTGAAGGCTAGATCATAATCCACCCGTTGCATTTGAATCTTTAACTGCTCGATAACTTCAGTTGTTTCTTTTGACGCCTTCCTACACAACCGTTTCCTTGCTACGTTTATTAGTGCTTCCGCATTAGCAATGAAGTCCATATCTACAGGAGTGTTTCTATCTGCATTTTCCCCTCCTCTATCTTCTCTGTTGGACTTCACGAAAGGAACAATAGTGACATGCCGTACTAGATGAGTTGCAACAAATGTAGGAATGTTAGTCATGGACACATAGAATATCTGCGTTCTCATTGGGGAGTGCATACATTGATAAATCTTGTCCAATGAGATGTTTGAGTCTTTGTTGATGGTTGTGGAACAGGCTCTTTTTACCAACTCCGGGGAAGTTAGCTTTTCAACAGATATTGTGAAGGTTCTATTCACTTTCATTTTCCTTCTTTATTATATAAGATTTACCAAAAAAAGTATGCCGCTTAAAAACATCTTCTTTTTTATGTTCAGCAAAAGAGTTAAATCGTTTACGCAATCTATACCCAACGATATACCTAAATACTATAAACGGAAAATATCCTAATGTATAATAAAGTATCAATAAAATAAAACAAAAAAGATAACCGAAAACGGACATTAAGGTATTGATTAAACATTTAATTTCGTCGTAGAACTCCCTCGGCAATTTTCTTGTCAGTGTATTTATGTGCTTGGTTTTATACTTAGCATACTCTTGTATATCAAAATAATAATTTGATTTTGTCATGAATTACCACCAATATTTATAGTCGTTCTTAATAGGAAGCGGGTCTTTACCTTCCCTGACCATTTGCTTTGCCCTACGCCTATCCATCCTTCGACGCATCTCTTTGTATTGCCTATAACTCTCTGAATCTGAAAGAGTGCTTCCATCCCTTCCATCACCAACTCCACCAAATAAGGTGAAGTCTTTGTTCCTAAAAGTCTTTCCCATAGTAGTATCCTGTTTAGAGTTATTCACAACAAGGGGAGAGAAATCCCTCCCCTTGTTGTTTACTTACATTTCACATTTATCACCCGTACAATTAAATTCCCTACTACCTTCTGTTTTATCTTCATTTTCAAAAACACTTAGTTGTAGAAAATCCATTACAGGTAGATTTTTACTCAATTCAATAAACTCTTCTTCTGTACATTCCGTATAAGGGGCGAGTGGATAAACTCCCCCATCATAAGGAAGAAAACTAATACCACTAACATAATTCCAATGTTCATACACCCAAGAACCAACCTTGAGCCATTCATTTTCTTTTACATAAACAGTAATAGAGGGTTTATGTTCACACCAATATTTCTGAAGCATTAACCAGTATTCCAATTGTTCCAGAGCGTCTACATCTTGACGCATAACCGCACTTTCCGGTGATTTTATTGGAAATGGAAATACTGCTGTGGAACACCCCTCCCTAGTCTGCCCAACCTCGGGTTCCCATTTCATACCAATGGAGTTGAGGTACTTAAATACAGGATCACCAGTGGATACTCGCACTCTCCGAACATAGTACGGACTAAATCGCGGGTGTAGTCCGCTTGCAGAATCAACTAATTGCGATACTGTTCCGCTGGGCTTGGTACAGGTAATTGCTGCTGGCATATTGATATGAAGGGCTTTAGACCATTCCTCTGCGGTTTCAATAGCAGTTTCCTTCATCTCTGTCAACCATGCTTTGGCTTTTTTAGACACTTTTCCAAGGATCGGATGATCCCGTAGTCCAGTTAAACTAACACCGAGTAGGCGTTCATCTTCTGTATTGTTTTTCCAAGATCGGGAAAGGAAACCAAAATCAGTAAGAGTGGATTGTAAACAACCCAATACCGTTGCGTATCTTACTTTTTGCCTAAGAGTTTGTTTAGTATCTTCTGGACGAATAACTACTTCTGTTAGATTGCAAAAAGAATTGGGACGAAGAATAATCTCAGCACAGGGGTTTACCCCCCAGGGGTATCCAGTTTCCCTTCGTCCGGTTTGAGAAACGATAAATTCCATAGACTCTCTATTAATAATACCCCGCTCACCACTTCCACTACGAGCTAATACCAACCAATCTTCCATGAACTGAGTAGCATCCGGTTTTTCAGTGTAAACAATGGAGTTATTAGCAAGCATACGTTGTGGGTTAGTATTCCAAAATTCCCCGTCCTTGGCATGTGCCATTCTGTCATCTGAACGATTTGAAAGAGAAATACAGGCTGAATTATGTACAATATATCCGTTTGCATTGAATGCGTTAATTTCGTCAACTTCAATATCATAGGTGTCTACATATCGTCCATCTTCGATAGATACTACCATATCAGGCATAAGCGAGGTATTCTTTATGAAACCCCTATCAATTGCAGTGTCCATTGTAATGAAACCGTCTCGTTTCCATCCAGTAGGGTATCCACACCACGCAGAAGGAATTTTGTAATCAAATGGACCCCCTGATACTGTGATACAATCTGCTTTTCCACTTACACTAAACGGTTTAATATGTTCGATCCACTTTCTCTTGTTTGTCATTCCCGTAACAAAAATTGAATACGCGTCAGAGTATCCTTCTCGTTTAATAGTGTCTACGCGACTTCCGATTCCTAATGATGTTAATGCCAATACTGTATCATTTTTTAGTTGATTGTATATCGTATTAACCTGTTCACACACCGAATCTGCCCTGCCTCTCCCATCTGCATCAAACAAGCCCGCTAAGAAGGCTGATCGAACGGGTTTAGTCGCATTTAATATATATTGGGGTATATATAATTCTGAACTATTTTTCAAATTATGTGACATCCATTGCGATATAGATACGGAGTTCAATCTCAATCGTAGGCAATCCCCATGTCCTTGACTTACCTTACTATCAATACCAAAATATTCATAAGCAATATTTTTACATTTAGTAAGGACTTCTTTTTGTAGGGTGTGTTGGGTTATTTCTATACCTTTCGGGGATATATGTCCATTTCCTACAATTACACCAAACAAATACGCCACATCTTCATTAATATATGCAGGAAATGTCAGTTGCTTTGAATTAAAGTGATTAGAATTAGTAAACTCCGGTAGGGGGATTAATTCGGAACCCTCATACCCATTAGTATCCCATACTAACATATCCCCTACACAAACATCCTTAGCCTGTTTGTAGGTAATATCTATTGTATTTTTTTCGAAAACCGCAACCCTATGATTAAGGGTACACTCCAGTTCACTAAATCGGGTTTTAAACAACAACGTTTTTTGTTTGCCGGAAAAAACCTTACCCTTAATTGGATATGTCTTACCTGCATACAATACCTTATCAGTATCTTCAAGGCTGTGCATACTTTTAATACCATTATTTGTCATTATAGGCGTGTCAAATGGTAAACACCTACGAACACCCCCTACAACAACAATAGCAGCCACCTTACACATAATATCGTGACACTCAATCGAAGATAGTTTTCTACCTTGAGCGTTTTTAAAAAGCTGCGTTGTGAATTTAATTAGATCATCTAAAGGCTCTGGTCCACTGGCTCTTCCACCAAATGTTTTAAGAATAGAACCCTTGGGACGAATTTTAGATAGATCGTATTTAGGAATCTCGCCTTTATATAAATGCCGCAAATACCGGTAGAATCCGTCTGCCCACCCTTTTTTTGAATCGGAAAACTCAACCACATCTACTACTTCTTTTAACTGAGGCACTTCCGGTAATTTGTTAACCTCTTGTCTTTCAACAGAAAAACCAACGCCTGTCCCGTTCATTAAAATATATAGACATTCTGCAAATGCTTTTATGTTATTAACTGCTAAATAGGAACAGTTATATCCTGCAATATTTTCCCTGTCCAGTGCGGGTCCAGCCGCCCATAATGCCCGCATAGAAGGCATTACGTCTAAATTAATAATCGAAGTAATAGCAGAGTTAAATTCTGCTTCTTTCTCCGATGGTACTCTGGAAATAAAAAAGTCTTTATACCTATTAACAGTTTCTTCCCATGTCTCTCGACGCTTCTCTTTCTCTTTCCATCGACTATAGGTTCTAGTATAA